GACATCAGCTTTAGCTGATCAGTGTCCGGGTAGCGGTTGTTTCCGGTTTTGTAGTCAGCTACCCACGCAGTCAGGTCGTCATCGTCCACGATCAGCAAATCAGCGATCCCGCGTGCCCACATGTTGTCCGCAGCCCATGCGCAGGGTTTTAGGTCACTAGTGACTGCCATCTGGTACTCGGTCAGCTTGCGCCCGGGCTTGGTCATCAACGCATCGAGCACAGGCTGAATAAACTCAAAGTGCGCCGGCAACGGTGTGCCGTGCGCTACGTAAAACTCCGCTGCGGTGTGTAGTTCCTTGCCATATAGCGTTGCCTGCGTGTCCGTGAACGGATAGTTCTTAAGTACTTTGACTTCATGGTAGCGGCGCGCGCAGCCCTCGAAATCTTTGAGGCTGGAGTGGCTCCATGTAACTTTCTTCTCGATCATTGCTTGGCATCCCCATAACGCAAACTCGTACCGCCATCAGCAGCCAGAGGTATCCCCGGCATGTAGGACGGCTCCATTGTCATCTGCTCAATCACCCAGTCGAGTGCCTCTTGGGCTTCATCCTCGGGCGCTAGCGCGATCAATTCATCATGCACAGTACCCACCACAGGGTAGCGTCTAGATACGCGCAGCATGCCGTCTGTCATCACGATCCGCGCAAGTGCTTGGGTGATGTTGTTGGTGATCTTGCCGGCGTAAAGTTTCGTTGCATCCTTGCCGTACACCCAGTTGCCGTCTTCATCCTTGCGCAGGTTGGGATAGCGGATCTTCATGCCGTTGGGTAGCTCGATCTCGCCCTTGCGGAAAGTCAAGCATTTATATGTGCGCTCTTCACCTTCCACTAGGCAGTCCACCATCAGCTTCGTACACAGCGCCCACAGACTAACCACTGAATGGGCCGTATGTCTGTAGATGTCGATGATCTGCTTGGCGGCAACCGCATGAATAGCTAACTCTTCAAGCGTGCAGGTGTGTGGAATGTTCAGCAGGCGGGCCTCGGTCTCGCGCCACTCGAAGAATTTTCTAGCCAGTGCCTTGTTGACCCCTAGCTGCTTGGCAAAATTTGCTTGATACCGGATCGGCGGTGCCCCAAGGAACCCCACCATTAGCTGCGACGCGAACGATGCCCAACCCAGCCCGTACCCACACCCAAGCAGCGCGGACTTGGCCGACTGACGCAGGTCAGGGTGGGACTCTTTAGTCATGCCCGGGATGTTGAACATCTGCGCACCAAACGCTGCGTATGGGTCTGCGCCTGAACGAAAGATGTCCAGCATGTCTTCATAGTCCGAGAGCCATGCGAGCACGCGCGGCTCGATCTGGGACAGGTCACCCACAACTATCGTGTGGCCCATCGGCGCTAGTATCGCCTTGCGTAGGAAACTCCCGCGCTTTAGGTTCTGCATGTTGATCGCGCTGCCCTTGGATGCCGTCCAGCGCCCCGTAGTGGCCCCGTAATAGCTCAGCGGTACAGGCAGAGGCCCACGCTTACTGATGTCTAGGAACCGCTGCGCACGGGTGCGCTCGGTCGTGCTCTTTACTTTCAGCCTAGCCTCGCAGAGCAGCGCGGCTGCTTCGTTCTCGCCGTTCATGATCGCTTGGAACATGGCGTCGTTCTTGGCCAGCGCTAGCGTCTCTTCACCCGTGGTCTTGCTGATTTTTCTAGGCGCGGGTACCCCAACAGCCTCGAGTAGCTGGGCAAACTTTGGGTTAGATGCTAGGTCTGCGTCTGTGATGCCGAGGTTTGTGAGTAATGCTTCGCGCTGTGCGCGCTCCTCATCGATAGCCTTGGTCAGCATCGTGCCGTCGAGAATTAAGCGCGGTTGTGTGTACATCTTCAGCGTCAGATCAATCAGGCGTAGTTCTTTAGCTGGGTACCCGGCAGATAGCCGGTGAAATATTTCTTCGCACAGCATCACATCATGCGCACAGTACTCGGCTAGCTCTGCCTCGATCTCAGGCGTTAGTTCTTCGAGTCCGTCGGTGTTGTGTACCGCGTTACCCTTGGGCGGCAGATCGAATTCTTGAGCTAGCAGTGCTAGTGAGTTTCCTGCTTCCGTGCCGCGCAATGCGCGGGCCATGCTGAGCGTATCCAGAATAAATACCGGATGACAGTCGTACTTCCACTCAAGTATTGATACGTCGAACTGGGCGTTGTGCGCAAGGATTGCTGTCTGGGTCCAGTCGTACTGTGTGAGCGCGTCATGCAGATCTTCGCCGTTGTACCAGCGTGGGGGTTCATCCGATCCGTACTCATGCAGGCAAGCACCAAATGCTTTGAACCTTGGGTCGCGGATGTACTCCTCGGTGGTCATTTTGGATAGCGTGTAGTCCGCCTTGGACCAGCGCGTCTCGAAGTCAATCGTGACTATTTGTTTGAAGGGTTTGGCGTTACTCAATTGTATTGCTCTCTTGGTGGGGCGTCTGCCGTAGCTCTAGCAAGCGCTTCTTGGATAAACACATTGGCGCTGTGTACTAGATTGCATACCATGTCTGGCCCCGCGTTGAAGGTCAGGATCGTCAGTTGCTGTTCGTCTTCGTGCATGTAAAGAAACAGCCCGTGCCCCTTGGCGTCTTCCTCTACGCATTTCGCGATGCGATCACTCAGCTCCGAAAGCTGACTAAATTTGCGGTGCTTTACTTTTTCGTCGTCCATTCCAATAGCTCCTGTAGTACGTGTAGGTTGTCTTCGTTGATCACGAGCGCATAGCCGCCCGCGTCAAATATCCGGTCGATGTGCGCCTGTTGCAGCGCTGTTGGTTTGTTCGTTCCTGCCTTGGCCTCGATGCCGATGAAGCGACCGTTGCAGCACACCAAGAAGTCCGGCACCCCTGAGTTCCCATACCCGGTCCCGATGGGCATTGCGTAGTAAGCACTGAACTCATCGAGGATGGCGCGGATCTTTTTCTTGACCAGCACTTCTGGTTTTATTCCCATATGGGTATAGCCCCTATCTCGTTTGACCGTAGTACAGCAACGACAGTTCTTCAGTCACGAACTCAACAGCCCACGAATCCGGGTCCGGGTTGTCCAACAGCTTCGCCACGTATGCACGTATGGCCGGCAAGTCTGCGTAGTTACTGAACGCCTGTTGCGCATGTGCGTGCGTTACAAAGTTCTCTACTAGGCTGTCTGGCGTGTCTTCTAGGTCGTCCATCCAATAGCTGGGTGGCATGCGGTTGTCGTAGGCGTCTTGGATTCTGTTTAGGGTTGCTTGAGTTTGGCGCATGGTGTTTGGCGTTGGTTGTTAGGTGAGGGGGGTATGTATATTCCGCGCCCCCTCTGTTCGCGGTGTAGGAGTGTGGGTAAGGTCCGAAATTCCATATAGCCGGCAACCCTACCCACGACGGGACACACTAGATATACAAGCCACGTATGAGCACCGTCCGATATGCACGCCGGCTTAATTCTGTTCAGGTTTCTGGTTCTCTGAGAGATCCTCTAAGCGGTCGATCTCTCTTTGCAAGTAGTACCGGGCTTTGCGTAGGTCTTCCAGTGGCTTGCCTTTGTGATCGGCGCGGGCGATGTATTTACCCACCTGCCACAGCAGTGGGTTCTTGGGGAACCAGTCTTGCAGTACTTCAATGACTTCGTAGTAGCCGAACGTGTAGTGCGCTGGTTTGTTGACTGGGTCGTTCATCTGTGGCTTTGGTTGCATGATGGTTGTCTTGAGGCTCTCACCTGTGTGTGCGTAGATCATGGGCGTGCCCTGTTTGGTTGATTGAGACTCTAGGTTAGTTTGACTTTTTTGGTCTGTCAAGCGTTTTACAAAAATATCGGCGATCTTGGTGGTTTTGTGATGGACGGCACGATGTTGGCCCACAGTTTCGCTACGTCTGAGCGCTCGGGTTCGGGCCACTGGAGCGGATTCTCGCCGGGTGCTAGCGTCTCTTTGAGGAACTCACGGGTCTTTAGTCGGCCAATCACGCCGTGTAGCATCGAGATAGCAGCGTCGCAGAATACAATCGTGTTGGGGTCTCCGATCTTCTTGGCGTAGCGCTTCTGTCGAGTGATTAAGTCCATCTCGTGTCTAACATGAGACACCCAAGTGTCCCACTCACTCTTACGTGGGCGCTCCCACCTCTGCTTCGAGGCTTCGCTGCACGCTTTGGACTTGCGTTTGACTTTGGCTTCTTGCACACGAACGGCGGTGGATGGGCGTATGTCTCCGGATGCTACTAGTTCGTTCAGTTCATGAATGGTTAGCTTTGACAGTTTACGCTCTGTGGGGGGTCGGCAGTCTTTGCAATAGTTGGATGTGAACTCGACTCGGTGCTCCCCAGAGTAGCCTCTTGCCATTGCGTGTTGGCGTGAGATTGTGTAGATGAACTCCTTGGGCGGCAGAATCCGGTTGCATTTTGGGCAGTGTACGGCGTGAGTCATGGCAGATCCTCCTTAAAGTCCAAATACTAGCAAAAAGTTTGGACGCTGGCAAACCCTTATGTAGCCTAGGTTTGCGTCGGGGATACCCAAGGGGTACGTTTTCTTATGTCGCTTACTGGCTTTTTGATTGGACGCATTCAAGCCCGCATGTAGCCTAGGTTTCAGGGGGGTAGCGTGCCACATGGGATCGATTTTAAAAAAATAAAAGAACCTAAGCCGGGAAGGAAGCGAGCGTCCGGGCGTCCACGTAGGTGTATTAATATATAAGATATAGATATAGATATATATGTAGGTATTCGCCGGACTTTGACATTGAGCGCTAGGATTGACGCGGGTTACAGAGCGTCCGGGGGTGCGGACAA